ATATTAGTAAAGACATAACAAGTCTTGGCTCGGGATTGTCTTCAACATGACTTGGTAAGAGTTTCCCCGAATTCACACAGTTTGCTATTAGGATTACTCCTAAAAGGCCCTCAAATTAAGGCATAGCAGTCACATCAGCCAACTGACCGAAGAACTGTAATTTACGCGCTTCAATTAACGCTTTCTTTTGATAAAAATCAGTACGAATCTGTTCACCAACAGTAGATCCTGTACCGGTTGCATCACCGTATACTTGTGCAGCCATGATATATAATTCCTAAATAAATTTGATTGTGCTAAGAGAAATTACTCTCAGCTAATTTAGCGAATTCTTCATCAGACAGAGCCAAAGGATTAAACTCTTGATTAGACTTAGGTGATCTACCCGTCTTAACAGTGGAGCCTGCTGCCCGTTTCTTGTCAGTGTTTGAAGACTTCTGTACAGGCGTAGCCTGAATAGTTGGGAGTACTACATCTACTTTCTTAGCATTAAACTCACCCGCAGACTGCATTGAATCACCTATTTGTTTATAGGCTTCAATGTCAGAAACTCCATTCAGTTTTCCTAACATTCTTTCTCTATCCACCTTTGTTGTGATTTGCTCAAATATCCCTGCCGAGACATGATCATTGATCACTTTAATGATGGTCGGGTTTTCTACTAACACCCTTCTACTGCTGTCGTCCCACTTATTACCGACAATATCAATAGTGTCTTTAAATGCTGGTGTGTCACGAATGTCATCAAGTACAGCATCAAGTTCCACTTCTCTATTGGTAGCATTGTAAGTTTTGGGCTTATAAGCACTAGCATCGTCTTCTTCTAAGTCCAGTGGATTAATACCACTATCCTTCATCAGTTTATTGATTGCCCCAGGATCTTTCTTATCCAGGTCAATCAAGTAATTTAATTTGTCTTCATCAAGAAGACCGTTATTCTCCAGTGTCTTTAAGATACGCAGAGAGGGTTTCAAACCAGCCATCTTCTTGTTGTAGTTAGCACCCATCATCATCAGGGTTCTAGCTTCATCAACAGTGTTGATCTGCATGTCCTTACCGTTAGCCTTAAAAGGTGCGGTAAGTTTTTTAAATTCTTCTGCAAAGTCTAACTCTGAGGATTCTTCTACTTCAACGTCTTCTTTAGAACCTTCCGCAGAATCTCCATCTACTTCACTAGCATCTTCAGCTTCATCGTCTGTAGCAGGTCTTGCACCTGTTACTTCGCCTTCACCTGTAAACCCAATCTCAGCTTCAGCCTCTTCATGCGCTATGGTATCTTCTGGAGATTCACCTAAGTCATCGTCAGACATAGACATATAATCCAAGTCATCATCTTGTCCTTCAGCATCTAAAGCCATTACTCACCCTCAACCAATAGCTCAGCACGTAAGTCTTCATACTCACCTAAAGACTTAGCAGCCATACTACCCAAGGCTTGTACTGTTTTTAAGTACTGATTGAAGTGACCAATAGCAACAATGCCATCAGCAATGTTAGTTTGCATATCTTCACTAGACGCACCTGGATCAGCCTTTAGCAATACCAGTCTAACGGCTTCTTCTTTTAAGTAGCCCTCTCTAATGACTGTTTTAAAATCCTTATTGCTAAACAGATTATCTAACGCAGCTGCTTTAGAAACCATTGCTCTGGCTTGTTCAATACCAATTTCTACTTCTTCAATTTGTTCTTGTGACATAGTATTCTCGCTTGTGTCCTCGTAACTTACTTGGAAGTTACTGAGATGATTAAAAGTATCTAACAGCTAAACTCAGCCGACCTAAGCAGTATGATACACTTCTATACAATGTATGTATATGCTTACCTATTTCTTAGTAGCCTTCTGACCCAAGTTATGTTTAAGCATTTCCAGATCCATATTACTTCTAGCTTGTGCGCCTGACTGTTGTAACTTACGTTCTTGTGTAGTGCCGGTATCAGTTTCTACGAACTCCAAGTCTTTAAGATCAGAACCACTATTATAATGTCTTGCCTTGGCTTGTTCAGTCATAGCCCTAGCTTGATCCAATGCAGCAGTAGCTCCATGACTTTGTGTCTTAGCTCGCTCAGTCTGTACCTGCGCTTCCAGTAATTGAATCCTCAGTTCAGCTTCTTTATCCGCTAACGGATCTCGTTGGGGTTGGTACTCTTCAATACGTTTAGCCAAGTCAGGCATCTTCCTTAATCTGGCAATCTCCGCACGGATCATTCTAACTTCTTCAGGATCACTAGTCTGTGCAGTTGTCTGTAGCAAGAAAGAAAGTTCTTCTGCTTTATGATTATCTTCTTCAGCAGTACTAATAGCTAGTTTCAAATCAAAGTTACCTGCTAGGTCATCTCTTCTAACAGGCACAAACTCAGCGTTGGAAACCCTAACGACTTCTTCTTCCGATAAGAACTCAGCATTCATGCTAATAAACTTTCTACCCATCTGGGTAATGCCTTCAGCTAGTCTTCTCAAGATACCTAGCTCACGCTTAGATGAAGCATCTAAGGCACTTCTAATGCCCGTAGCGGTGTTTCCTAACGCTGCTCCACTAATACCATTGGAGAATGCTTTAATGCCTGTCAAGGACTCTGCTTCAGCATTCTGCATCTGTAGGATGGTTCCCGCAGACTGTGGAATCTCTGAATAGGTGTGCATGTGAAACGCTTGTCTTGGATCAACATTAGAATTAAATTCATAATCATCACCCTTAGCAAACTTTCGTTTGTTTACGACATCTAACGCATCTTTACGTGTACCTGTTTGACCATTAGCACCTCGACCCATAACATCAAGCATACCTCTGGTAACAGCACCAATGATCTTTTGGTTCTCTTCTAACAACTCACCATCAGGTTCACCATAGACTGCTTTCTTAACAGGTAAGTACTGCACAATAATAAAAGGTAACTCTTTATCGGGATAGGGATTCTCTTCCAACCTAATCATGGTGTCACCTACGTAGGATGCCACAATAGGTTGAACGATGCCTGTACCGTGAATATCCCAGAAACCCCAGTACTCTTTTACAACTAACTTTTGTCTGGGTTTATCCTTGAATCTAAAACTAGTATTAACGTCACTGACATAATCAGGCTCCATTAATGGAGAGTGATCAGATACCGTAATGCGATCCAAGTTATGATAGATACCATCTTTCTCTAATTCAGAGATAGAAGTCTCGAAGCTATAGATAACAAAACCCGCTTTGCATAGATCTCCCATACAAGTAGGATCTATCACCACATCAAAGAATCTACAAATATCAGCTGTCGGATGATTTGCAGTAACCTTGGTTTGGCTTTCCTTCCTATAACCTGTCAGTACTGGAGCAACAGGGATGCCCTCAGCTACCGTAATAGCCAAGGCTTGCTTAAGTTCTTCCGGTACGCTGGCAAATGCTTCTGGATCAGCTTGACTAGCCTGAGCTACACCCTCTAGTAGCTGTAGAGCTTGTGGATCTTGCGTAGGCTCGTAGCTATAAACAGGTACGTCAATCTGAATGACTTCCTCCCGATACTTCCAACCAGTACGGATAATGACTGTACCTTCATCAACAACGGTTCTAACGAACTCATCAATGAATCTTACTTTAGATATTTTAGTATTGAACTGATTATTTAAAATAAGCTCATTCTGTACTGCACCTTTCTTATCTTCAAAGGTAACAGGTGATACCGTGAAGATGTCTTCAGTACTCAGGAATGGTTCACTTAAAGAAGCATACCGCCACTCTGCTTGCTTACGAATCAGCTTAGGTACATGACTACTTCTACCTGGTAACTTCTTTACTTTAGCTGAACCAGTTACATTGAGGTTATCTAACCAGCGGTATATTCTAGCTGCTTGCGTAGCATGATCCTGTTTAGCATCAATGTAGTCTTGGTTCAAGTCACCGACTTTGGGAGGATTCTTCCAGTCAACCAACTTCTTAGGCTGACCACCTTCTTCAGATTCCTCCAAGTAACTATCTTCTAGTTCTTGCTCTTCTAATTTTTCCATGATACCTACAGTTTACTCTGCGTTACAGGGTTTCATTGTGGCCAGCCAATCGCTTTTGCATAGTCAACAGCGCCTGTTACTTCAACAAGGAACTCATCCTTTTGCACTATTGTGTAGCATTTACGCTCATAAGACGATGCAATAATCTCACCGTCTTTTATGATTTGATTTGTCCATTGCACATTGAACACCTGAAGATCAGGTAGTGCGTTGACTTGCGATAATATTCTTTGTTCTATGATTGCCATGATTGTTCCTATGATGCAAGTTGATAAGTGACAGTGAGGGCTAAATTTGTAGTCGTAGTGATAGCTTCTCTTACAGCCCCAGTTGTGCTTCCTGCTATTTGAATACCGCTAACTTCGGTTCCCGATACCGCACTTCCTGCGGAGTACGAAACAGCGGCAATGGGTAAAGTAAAAGTTGCGTTAGCGAGGCAAGACACAGACGTTGCGTTAATCCATATGTTTGCAGTTATTACCCTGCCTACTTTTGTATATCTAGCTTCAGAAGTTCCTGATGTGATAGTGAAGTTTACATAGGTTGGAGTCCAAGTACCTTCCTCATAATCATCCAGAGTGTTAGCGTTTGAACTTGCAGCTTGAGTGGCAGGGAATGTTATTCCTGCTCCAACTGTTGTTGGTGCTGCACCGCCTACAGATATATTGTTTTGTAGAGTTACATTACCAGCGGAGTCGATGCGCATACGTTCTGTGCTGCTACTTCCCGCACTGGCTCTAAATATAGTGGTATCTGAGTCATAATAACTGATTCCAGAACCCGTAAAATTTAAAGCAATTCCAGCTTTTGTAGATAAACTCCGAAAATCTGTGCCTGTTGCATTTGATGCAATCTGTAAAACAGCTGTAGGACTACTCGTCCCTATCCCCACGTTGCCGGAAGCATCTTTGTATATCTGGTTTGTGCCTATGGCAACTACGCCTGTAGAGCCTGTGAGTGTGCCTGTGTAGGCTAGGTTGGCTGAGTTGACTGTGCCTGTGAAGGTAGGTGATGCTAAGGGTGCTTTTTCAGTATCTAATTCGTTGATTGCACCCTGAACCGTAATAGCTACTATATTGCCTGCTGGTGTGTTACGGTCATGGGATACAACCGAACCATCATCTGCTTTAAAGTACAGACGTTTATTAGCGGTATCTACACCAATACCCCCTGTAATTAAATCAGCGGGTGCAGGTGCGCCAGAGCCTTTCTTTATTACATCTTCTAAAGCCATTAATATGTTCCTATTGTCTCAGCAGCAAGAGCTGCTTTAAGTAAAGCAAAAGTAGTTAATGCAGCATTTTGTAATGTAGCGAGTGCTTGTGTTGTTGAAGTATATATTTCCTTATCTGCTAGTAGTCTGATAGGATCGAGAGACACCGCAGCCTGTACAGTAAAACCAAGCGTGTTGTCTTCTAACGTAGTTACTCTAGCTAGAGCAGTATCAAAAGCTGCTTGACTACTCTTAGTATCCAAAGCAGTTTGTGCTGCACTAGAGATAGGTTTATTAACGTCTGATGTATCATTGACATTAGTTAGACCCACATCTACTTTTGTAAGTACATCAAACTCAATGGCTGTTCCGCTAGCATTAACACGTAAATACCGACTACCTGCGCCTGCTAAGTCTGGAACATCTGATAGATCGGATATTTTAGTTACACCACCTACTGCTGCTTGTGCTTGCTTTGCCCAATGGTATGCAGAGAAACCCGCAGGGTTTATCCCGTCATTTACCTGAGTACTCTCTGGAGCTATAGCCCAATTCGCAGCTAGATTTCTTTGGGTTGTAGCTTCAGTGGCTTTAGTAGTCGCTATACCAGCAGAGGAAGCCGCAGCACTAGAAGCATTACTTGAACTTGTTGCTGAAGTACTTGCAGCAGCACTGTAGGTGAGTGCATTAGTAGATGCCGTATTAGCAGCATTCTTAGAAGCAGTAGCTGTTGTGGCAGCACTAGATGCAGTTAAGACACTAGCAGCAGATGCCGTTGCAGAGTTGGCTGAGTTTGTTGCTGAAGTAGCAGCAGTTGTTGCGCTATTAGCAGATAGCACTGCACTAGCAGCACCCTCAGTAGCTTTAGTAGATGCCGTATTAGCAGAAGCAACAGCAGAAGCAATAGCAGCTGTAATAGCAGAATTAGCAGCAGTAACCGAGGCGTTGGCAGCAGTAGCAGAGGTACTTGCAGCAACCATACTTACAGCAGCGGCTTGTTGAGAAGCCAGTGCATTAGCTGAATAAGTACTAGCTTCTGTGGCCCTAGTAGTAGCCGTAGCAGAAGAAGCAGTTGCAGAGTCTTTAGCTACCACTGATGCTGCTAGATTTGTAGCTACTTGAGTAGCACTAATACCTGCTGCGGTATGCCACCCTTTAATATCGAACCACTTACCATTAGTAGGTAGTCCTGTAGAGGAATCAAATAGATTCCCCCGGATGTCTTTAATAAGACTAATAAAATCTACTGGTACTACAGCCATGATATTTCCTATAAATTAATGTCTTCGCCACAAGGCGCAAAATTAAAAAGTTCTGCTTCACCGCAAGCATAATTAGTACTATCTTCAACACATAATGCGAGACTAACTAGCTCATTATCTAAAGCTCTCGTTAAAGGGGTAAAAGGGGCAACACCATTAAAGGCATTAATATAAGTTGAAAAAACTTCTGACTGCTCTAGGGACATTTCAGAAGTACAAAAGGTAGCAAGCGCATAGCGTATTAAGTGTATAAACGACTCATCGAATAAATAGACTTTCTTATCCAGTCGTGGGATAACCACATACAGTCCTACTGCATCACTAGGTATTGAATAGACTTCAGCTTGTTTAAATCTAGTTAACTTATTCATAGAAACCCTCTATCATCCAACTTAGTACTCACATACAGACTTTCAGGAACAATGTTTAACTCTTTAGTCTTAGCGACACTGGCAGTGTACTTTTGAAAATAAGAACCCGCTGCATTACCTGAGTTCTTAGGTAGAGCTGCATGAGCCAAGTAACCTACATAGCTAGTGATACACTCTGTCATCGCTTCATTAACCCTAATGGTGTCTGCGGCAGATATGATCGTTTCAAAACCTCTAAGATAAATAACAGATAAGAAATCTTCTACGGTAGCTGTTGCGTTATTTATACCGAAATACTCAATAGCGTTGTACTCTGGAATGAATACCGTATTCTCCTGATCATTCTCATCATTGAGTGATAACTCTATGCCCAGTGAGTTATAAGCTGCAATGACCTTTATCAACTTTTCATCATTGATATAGTACCTACCCTGATCAGACTTTAATTCAATGATATGCTCTGCTTGGTTTAGCAAAAACTCTTTATTAACTTCTGCCAATGCTCTGTTAAGGTAGCTTAGTACCTTAGTTGTATTGGCTTCTTTCGTGAGGTCGTTAATAGCTAGACTCGCTAACTCACTATTCACTAAGTAATCCAGTAGTGTACTAACGCGCATTATGGTTTTCCCATGTTAGTTACTCAAAAAATATAAGAGTCTAAAGAATTTACGGGATCTTCTATGTCTTCTTCCCAAATGCCATTAGCATCTTGTGTTAGACCTTCTGATTGTTTACTTGGCTTCCAAGGAGTTAATGAGCCAAGCATAGAAATAGTATCTATAAAGTCATCGTGCTTACTTTTAAAACCACTGACCGCTGCTAAGGAGAGTTCGTCAATACATTCTAACATCTCTTCTGATTCTTTTCTCTCTATTGGGAACTTTATTTTATTTAATTTGAACAAAGGAACCATGATGTTAAATCTAACTAATTTATTCGTATTGGGTCTAATGCCTGGTTTAGTGTTATTACCTTCACTTGCCAAAGGAAAGTAAATATTCCTCACTAACATTTCATCTTGAATCCAAGAGATAAAACCCCCTTGCTGCCCTGATATTTCTATGCCGACTTGTTGTGGTGCATACATCTGAGCCAATCTAAATAAGTCATTGACGTTATCACTCATTAACTGACGTTTGACTATGCCATCAACCCATAACCAATCACCATTACTAGTATAAGCCCATACGGAGATTACACTGTAATCAGCACTGGATTTCTCACTGGTTGCAAAGTCAGTAGTGATGTAGAAGTTAAACAAGCCTTTATTATTCAGTACCGTGCTACGCTTGTACCAAGAAATATCAGCGTTTTGAATCAACCTGTCTTCATCTGACATAATCCGCAGCATTAACTCTTGGTTAAACGAATCAATCTTTCCTGCTTTTAACGCCTTATCATATTTATCTTTTACCGCATCGTAAGTAAACCGATCTTCCCAAGCCCCTACAAACTCCTCTCGCTTACAAGGAAACTTCTCACATACCGGATACACATTAACTGCCCAAGCACCTGACTCTACTGCTTTATATAAGGGATCTTTAGCATTAAAAGGCGTACCTGACCAAATGACTTTATTATTGGTAGGATGCAACGCATAATCCACTGCCTTATACACAGTGTCCTCAACGCTCTTAATGACCGTAGGTGATCTAGCATCCTCATCACTAATCAAATCATCCAGTACCGCCAATGTAGGACGCTTACCCATCTCCTTGGCTCCACGTATGCCTGTTTGCGCTCCATAGCCTTTGACAATGAACAACTTACCATCTGCATTAGTGAACTGCCAGCGTATGTCAGTAAACTTGATGCTAGGAATGTACTGATGCAAGAAATCAGAGTTCTCCCATCTGAACTCCAGATTCTTACGCATGTTCTTAACGCCATTCTCTATACTATCAGAGACATACAGCGCAATATCTACCTGACCAAACCCAGGCAGTCTGCCATACACTCCCAGGTACAAGAATAAATACTCACCAAATAAGGTAGTTTTTGCGCTGCCTCTAAAAAGCATATTAAGTATGCTGGAGGTTCTACCTGCTAACTGATCCAGCATCTTATAATGCAATACTGGCGTAAGGTTCTCTTCACCTGCTTCGCCATTGACTAGCTTGATAAAGTTGACGAACTCCAAAGCAAAAGGACTCGGTATGTAAGTAGCATCTTCGCCATAACTTACGCTATTAACGTAATCCTCTACAGACTTACCAGCTTTAATTATATCTAACATCTAGGCTCAGTGGCTATATTAAGAAGATGAACCATGATTCAAACTGTAATGATTGCCATCCTGAAATCTTCCACCCCATCTGCATAACTCATGCTGCTTTTCCCACCACTCACCTAGCTCTTTATGATCTTCCGTTGCATACAGAAAATTACCGTCTTTAAACAGATTAAGATCAATAGCCAACTTTAGTTTATGACATGAACTAGCTGTACCATAACCCAGCTTAACACCAACAGCTCCGAAGACTCTTGGATCTCTAAATAGATCACCACCTCTTATTTCAAAACCAAGTGCATGGGCTTTGTTAATAAGTTGTGGGACTAACCGCATAAATAATTCTTGCTTCTTACCCAGTGTAATCATTGTTGTAATCCTATTAGTTATAAATTACCAACCCAATTAAGGATTAGCTGGAGGAACAGTCAACACAACACTTGGATCAGCTTCCGGGATAACGGGTACAACCTGCGTCAAACCCAACCCTGCCAACGCACCTTGCCAATCATCCGATCTCACCCACTTAGGCCACGCGGTATTAACAATCGCATCGACCTCCTCATTGCTGAAAGGTCCAGACATAAAATAATGCGTAGCCGGTGCTAGACCATCTGCTGAAGCCTCTGTGTTAAAACACTGATCGCTACTCACAGCCTGAGCTTTGAGTCTGTCAGCCGCTAAAACTATAATCGTACTGCATGTGTAATTTGCCATTAAAATGTTATCCCTGTTTTAGTTGCCATGTAGTTTTCAGTTTGAGTAATGCTGGCGGTGTCTGATTGTGC